TTGCCGTATGGTGGTACGCGGATGCATGACTTGCAAAAATTAAATCACTATGACCGTTTGACAGCGCTGGTGTTTGATATAATACTGACAGGCTGATCCAGCCTGAGATTTTGGAGTTCCGGAATGGACGACTTTCACGCTCTTCTGACGTACTGCGCCGCTGGGGTGATTGCGCTCATTGTGGCACTCTGCCGTTCGACAATAGCCAATGTTCCCCCGACTGTCAGGCTCCGCATACTGGATGCCATCATCTGCGCCGCTGGGGCTGTGGCTGTCTGCATTGTGGCAGGGAACCATTTCCCGGAACTCTTCACGCATGGCGACGGGGTTGCCGTCGCCTTCACATTCGGGTACCTCGGCGCAGGCAGGCTGTCTGATTTCGCTGTTTCCCTCGCGAGGAAGAAACTGGGAGGCAGTGAGTCATGATGAAGGCGGTCCTGCGCTATGGCTCAGAGGCGCTGATTTGCGGCGTGTTTGCATGGCATGGCTACGCATGGCTTTATTTTGTGCTGGCCATAGCGTGCTCTGCAGCGCTTGCGGTCAGCAGGCAGAGAAGCAGATGCAGGGAGGTGAGCAATGATCACCAAGCCTAAGATTGAGATTGACCTTGCTAAGGTTACTCAGCTGGCCTCAGAGGGCAAGACTGTTGCTCAGATGGCTGCCGCGCTGGGAGTCAGTGATGACACGATTTACAGCAGGAAACGGGAAAGCAAAGAATTCCGGGAAGCGATAAAAAAAGGTCAGGAAATGTCCAATGAAGTCGTTGAGAACACGCTGTTCAACATGGCCAAATCCGGCGAGTGCGTTGCCGCGACAATTTACTGGCTTAAGTGCAGGTGCCGTGAGAGATGGTCTGACAAGCAGCAGATTGACCTGACCTCCGGAGGTTCGCCTGTCCAGATCCAGATTATTAACGACCTGAAGGACTGATATGGCGGTGAGGCAGGTCAGGCTTTCCGACATTGTAGGCAAGGGCTATGCCGACTTCTGGCAGGCCTCTCAGCGCTACCGTGTCGTCAAAGGCTCAAGAGCCTCCAAAAAATCTACCACCGCGGCGATGTGGTACATCGTGAACATGATGGCGAAGCCTGCCGCCAACCTGCTCGTGGTCAGGCGCTACGGCAGGACGCTCAAGGACTCCTGCTTCGCGCAGCTCCGCTGGGCGATTGACCGCCTCGGGGTCTCGGAGTATTGGCGGGCGACAACCAACCCGATGGAGCTGACCTACGAGCCGACAGGGCAGAAGATCCTCTTCCGCGGGCTTGACGACGGTCTCAAGATCACCTCCATCACAGTCGCGAAAGGCGTGCTGTGCTGGGTGTGGATTGACGAGGCCTATGAGGTGCGCAAGGACGACTTTGAGAAGCTTGACGGCTCAATCCGCGGAACCATGCCCAAAGGCCTGACTCCGCAGATTACGCTGACCTTCAACCCCTGGTCAGACCGCTCATGGCTGAAAAGCGAGTTCTTCGACAGGCCGCGCGCGAACGTGTTCACAAAGACCACGACCTACAGGTGCAACGAGTGGCTCAGCCCTGCCGACCTTGAGCGCTTCGCGGAGATGCAGAAGGACAATCCGCGAAGGTTTGCGATTGAGGGTGACGGCAACTGGGGAGTCAGCGAGGGGCTGATTTTTGACCGCGTGTCAGTGCAGGACTTTGACGCGCAGGCCATGCTCAGGAACCGAAGCGTCCAGCCGCTGTGGGGGCTTGATTTCGGCTTCACCGACCTGACCGTCCTTCTCGGGCTCCTTGTTGACGAGGAGCACAGGAAGGTTTACATCTGGAAGGAGTGGACGGCGACAGGGTGCACCAACGCGGAGATTGCGGAGGCTGCCCACGACCTCGGCATCATGCCCGAGAAGGTCATCTGCGACAGCGCAGAGCCGAAGAGCCTCGCCGAGATGAGAAAATGCGGCATCAACGCAGTTCCGGCCTACAAGGGTCCCGACAGCGTGCAGGGCGGCATCAGGACAATGCAGGGCTACGAGTGGGTAATCCACCCCTCCTGCACCTTTGCCGCCCACGATTTCATGAACTACGTGTGGAAGCGCGACAAAAGCGGGCAGCCGACCGACACGCCGGAGCACGAGTTCTCCCACGCGCCTGACGCCGCAAGATACGCGATGTCGGGCAGGCGTTCGGGCATGAGGATTGACCCGTCAAACATCAGGATGCTGAGGACAGGAGTATGACGACAGCGAGAAGGACGAAGAAGACAATCGTGAACGCGTCCAACGCGGCAGAGATTGAGCGCATGCTCCGTATCCCGCGCCGGACTGTCGCCGCCTTTGACAGCCCTGCCAAGGTCAGGCAGGCATTCTCTCTGCCCGTCACCCTCGGCGCACCGCGCGAGGAGCGCGAGGCTCTCGACATGGCGTTTGACTCCGTCGGAGGCTACTCTGCCATCTGGGAGAGCCTCCAGCAGCACGCGCAGGAGATGGGGCAGTATCCGATTACGAGTTTTATTGGCTATGGCGCCCTGCAGCAGATTGCCCAGAACGGCATGATCCGGGCGTGCATACAGACTGTCGCGGACGATATCACCCGTGAGTGGATCAAAATCGAAGGCGGAGACGGCACTGCCCCGGAGGCTGTGCAGGCTCTTGAGGATGCGGTCAACGATAAGTACCATCTCAAAGACCTTATCCACAAGGCCGCCAGCACTGTGGGCTTCATGGGCGGCGCGTTCATCTTCATCGACACCGGGGCAGAGGGCGCGGATCTCGAGCTTCCACTCAGGATTTCGAGCCTCAGTGCCGAGATGTCGCAGAATATGGATCTGTCCTTCGTCCTTGTCGATCCTGTCAGCGTAACCCCGGGAGACTACAACTCCGGCAATCCGCTGAAGGCTGACTACATGACCCCGAAATGGTGGTGGGTGCTCGGGCAGAAGGTGCATGCCAGCAGGCTTATCCCTGTCTTCGACAATCCGCCTCCGGTGCTCCTCCGCCCCAGCTACAACTTTTTGGGGATACCGCAGGCGCAGATTTTGTGGGATTACGTCCTCCACTGGAACGAATGCCGGATCTATACCGCCAACCTCCTGAAGAAGGTGTCGCTCCTCGTCTTCAAGACTGATGTCAACGCGACTTTGCAGACTCCGGGCGGTGTGCAGACGCTCGACACGCACATGTCGATGTTCCAGCGCTATCGCGATAACGACAGTGTGGCAGTCTGTGATATGACCGACGAGGACATCGTCAACGTGCAGACCTCAATTGCTGGCTGTACCGACATCGTGCGCCAGTCACTCGAGATGATTGCGTCAATCAACCGGACTCCGGCGGTGAAACTCCTGGGCATCTCTCCGTCAGGCTTCAACGCTACCGGAGACAGCGACATCAGGAACTACAACGATCATGTCAGGACGAAGCAGGAGCTTTACCGTTCTGCCATCATGACCTGCATCAGGGCGATTGAGATCGCGGAGACGGGGAAGATTGATCCGTCAATCACCTTCGAGTTCAACACGCTGGGGGTTGACAGCGACACCGCCAAGGCCGCCAACGCGCAGACCCGCGCCAACACGCTTGCGTCCATCTTTGACCGTCAGATCATCTCTCCTGAGGAGATGCGCGCCGCGGTCAAGTCCGACCCTGACATGGGTCTCGGCTTCATCGCTGACGACATGCCGGAGACAGGAGCGGAGCAGGATTTTCAGACTGATGAGCCTGAGAACCCTGCCGCGGAGATGATGGTGAACGCGCCTGCTCCGGCAGCCGGGAAGAATGACGCGGAGGCAGAATGACGAAGCTGAGGACAGCGCGCGCCGTGGCGGGCAATCAGGGGGTGCAGCGTGAGTACGCGAAGCGCCTGAATGCCGTCCTGCGCAAAGTCCTCCGTGAGGCTCTTGCCGACATGAGGAAAGACGCGGAGGCCGTCGGCCTTGCGCAGGACGCCGCAGGCGATGCGGTCTCCGGCTACCTCGCTGACCGCTTCGCCGAGCGCATGGCACGCTGGATGATCAAGGCGGGCGAGGAGGCGGAGAAGGTCTCCCGCTGGTTCTGCGCGCAGATGTACCGCACTACCACCTCGGCACAGAAGAAGGCTCTCGAGGCCGCGGGCATGTCGGAGAAGGCTATCGACATGAAGTGGAAAGTGCCCCTGCTGAAGCGTCAGTACATCAGCCCGACCGCGGCGAAGAGGCTCGCCAAGGACATCGCGGACAACACTGGCCTGATTACCAAGATGGCGTCTCAGGATCTTGCAAGGCTTCAGGCGATGATGAGCGAGTCCGCAGGACGGAACGTGAATTTTGACGACATCGAGAAGCTGCTCGAGTCGTCACAGGGGTTTGATACCGAGCGCGCGAAGCGTGTTGCCCTGGATCAGACCAACAAATTGAACCAGCAGATCCAGCGCGACAACGCGGAGGATCTCGGTATCACGAAGTGCATATGGGTCCACATGCCGGGGCAGTACACCTCCCGGCAGACCCACAAGAAATTTGACGGTCAGGTCTTTGACACAAAGACCGGGCTGTATGACTCTGATGTAGGCAAAAACGTACTGCCGGGCGAGCTGCCGTATTGCAGGTGCGTCGCCCGAATGGTACTGCCGGAGGGACTGTATGACTGATGCGATTGAGCGTGTGGCTCTCGATGCTGAAAGCAAGAGGACTTATGACGACAACGGCTTCCTGCACGTGAGCATTTCGCCGCTGACGAGAGTGCAGGTCGCCCCGTACCACGGGAGCGAGATCCCCGGCTGGCAGTCGCTCGGGCTTGATCCTGAGCACATCTATAAGGGCTACCGCAGTGCGGAGGAGCTCTCGAAGCCGGAGACCATTGAGAGCGTCAA